AACAAACATTTGAAGAATCTGGTGATAAAATTAAAAAAGAAATTGGTGGAAACTTAGCTCCGGGTGAAACAGAAGCACTTCTGAAAGCAGCACAAGATGGTATAACAGCAAAGGCAACCTCTGCTGCTATGGGTGTGTTTGGTGCAAACGTATCCACAGAAGATCTACTTGCAAGACAACAAGGGCAGATATTTAATCCTAACTTAGAATTACTATTCAATGGCCCTTCACTAAGAAGTTTTAGTTTTACATTTAAATTCACACCTCGTAGTCCATCTGAATCAAATCAGTGTAAACAAATAATCAGATCATTTAAACAGAATATGGCACCAAAGCTTGGTGGAGATACAGTTGGTGGAAGTTCAATTTTTATGAAAACACCTAATCTATTTGAATTAAGATATCGTAAAGGAAATGATGATCATCCATTTTTGAATAAATTTAAACAATGCTTCCTGACAAATATGTCAGTAAACTATACAGGTGAGGGAGTTTATGCAACTTATGATGATGCTACACCAATCTCAATGCAATTGAATTTGTCATTTAAAGAAATAGAACCTATCTACTTTGATGACTACAATCAAGAAACAACAGGAGTAGGATTCTAATGTATTTCAGAGAACTACCAACATTACGTTATCCGTCATTCCTATCTGATAAGAACTCATCATTAGATTATATTGATGCTAAAAATTTATTTCGTCGTGTCAAATTAAGAGAAGATTTACAGAGTATCATAACTTTATTTGATAAGTATGAGATACCAGAAGGGTTTAGACCTGATAATGTTGCAGAAGAGTTATATGGTTCTGATCAACTTGATTGGGTTGTTGTAGTTTGTGCAGGTATTGTTAATATTCGTGCAGAGTGGCCTCTATCTAACAATGATCTATTTGAATATGCAACAAATAAATATGGAGAGAATTTAAATGATAATAAATTTTTTGAGACTAATGAAGTAAAAGATTCAAATGGTAGAATTGTATTAGAAAAAGGTAAAGTAGTTAATCAAGATTTTAAATTATACTATTATGATGGTGGTGAAGTAAAAACAAATGATCTCACTAAATTAGGAACTAACGTGGTAGCAATTGATGATCCAGTTTCTGCAGTAAGTAACTATGTCCATGAGACAAGATTGAATAATGATAAAAGAAATATATTTGTTCTTAAAAATGGATTCTTGCAGCAATTCCTTGATGACTTCCGAGATATAATGATTTACGGCCAATCATCACAGTTCGTAGATGATGACATAATACAGACGGAAAATACAAACATAACTATGCCATAAAAAAGGGGGTCTTGCGACCCCTTTTCTTTTAGTCTTCAGCGAGTTTTTGGAAATACGATAACGTGTCGTCATCTTCAATTTCACTCGAACCTCTTGCTACTGAGGAGACAGTCTCCCTTTCTGCTACAGGTTCTCTTTCATACTCTTCTTCTTGAACTTCTGCATCTTGAGCAACAGGTGTTACACCTCTCTTACCTAGAACATACTCAAGACGAGTCTTAAGTTCATCATAGGTTTTGAACTGGGATGCTGCACTGAACTCTTCAAGAGAACTTTGCTTCTTCCAGATTGCTTCCATTGCATCATCGTCATCTAGTAGAGGACTTTGTGCAGCAAACTCAGAACTATCGTAGTTTCTATATCCTGCGACGTTCTTTGCTTTTAACTTGAAGTTTGCACCCTGCCAGAAATCGAATGGATCGATTGCTTCTTCATCCTCGAACTCAGGTTGCATTGCTGCAGTGAGTTTGTCAAAGATTTTCTTACCAAATTTATATAAGAATACTTGTCCTTCGTTCGCAGGATTGGCTGGATCTTTTACAACATAGATGTTTGCAATGTAAGTTAACTTACGCTTTTGCTTTCTAGCAAGGTCTTTGCCAGCATCTGTTCCGTTGTTCCACAGTTGGGAATTATATTCTGATACAGGATCTTTCTGACCTAAAGTAGTCAGAGAGTTTTCAATGTACCATCCACCGGGGCCTTGGAAGGCATGGGAATATAATTTAACAAAAGGAAGATCTTCCTTGTCTGGTGCAGGTAGGAAGCGAATAACAGCATAACCGTTACCACTCTTGTCTACTTCTAGTTTCCAGAAACGGTCATCACCTGATGCACCGTTGTTGTTCATCTTCTCGACTTCTTTAACTAACTTAGCAGTTAGAGAGCCTAGTTTTGATTGCTTCTTTAAATCAGCAAATGACATTTAGATTACCTCGGATTAAGTTGGATTTCGTTGGATTGGTTTTATTATAACAAAGACAGATCATTTAGTCAATATTGATCCTTAATGATTGTATGGTTTTGGAAACAGCATCAAAGAATAAATTCATATCAGTGTTTTCACCATACCCAAATAATGATATGGATTTAGTCAAATCATCTAGTGTTTTCTTTGCTTCCGGATCATCAGACAGACGTAAACGAGTGTACATGACTCTCTGCTTATCCGTAAGTTCTGTTAACTTTTCAACGTGCTCAAGTTTTTCTTCACGGGACATGGAAGGGTATTGCATAGTCGCTCCGTAGATCTCCTGTTGCAATTTATTAATATTAGTTAATTCTTCTTTAACTATTTCAGAATCGAAAAAATCACTCATTGACCACTTCTCGTAAAACTTTTTTATATTGAAACACATTAATATTTATGAAAGGATCGTATTTCCTAAGTTTGAGACTTACGGTTTCCCACACTGGGTCAGTAAGTTTTTTATCAAACCTAGAACGAAACTCAAAGATCTTATCAAGGATCACAAGAGTCTCTAGATCTATGTTGCCACCTAGATATTGTTTCAATACTATCGGATGGCCATTCGAGCAATCAAATAGATCATCCAAATCAAATTCATTGAACAATTCAGTGACTTGCTCTCTAAAAATGTAACCAAGACTTTGCTGTCGTCTTGACCATTCTGAATAATTCCTCTCACCAGAATTGATGATCTCACCAATCCATAGACCAGAAGGATTATCTGTATTCACAAAGTTGGACACAAGGAAATCAACGATCTCATGATCAGGATATTTTCTTGATGTCTTCTCGAACCAATACTTATCTTTCCGTTTATTGAAAGCAGTTATCTTGGCTCTTGATCTACCACCATATTTAAAGTAATCATATTTCGGACTTGAAAAATGATTCTTAATTGAAAGATATGTTTGATAGGTTTCAAAGGGTGTCACTTTTTTCTTGATCATCATCAGTAATTTCAGTGTCTAATTCTGTAATTGAATCGCAAGGCACTTCTGCCTTACCGATTTGATACCAATGTTGAGGCATTCCAATACTATCGGGTCTTACACCAAGATACTTAAGATCCGGCATACTGTGTTCCCGAAGTATTGCTTGCAACCTCCAATGAATCAATTCTGCTTTTTTCATTACAAAGGTAGTCTAGCACGAGTTGTCTTTTTCATATAGTTAAGACGGGTTGCGTCCCACTTTAATCTCTCTTTGAGAGACTTTGAAATAAGTTTCGTTACTGATTCTATCTCAAGATTGTTAGATTCGCAATAGTGGCAGATTGCATCAATGTAATTGAATTCCTCTTCAGCAACTATTTTCTCGATCTCAATCGCAAACTTAGAAGGAGTCAGAAACTTCTTCTCAATAGCCTTCTCAAGTTCTTTATTCGGTTCCATAGAGTTCCAATTTATCTTGAACAAACTTACTAACGTATTTTCCGAGTAGTTTGATGTACTTTGCTTTGTCGTATTCTTCATAGACAACACACTCTCCATTTTCGCATGACATGATGATAACTAGTTTTTTAACCGACAACCCAGTGAGTTCGTATAACATACAACCGTATGCCATTGCTTGAACAAAATAATGCTCAATCCAATCAACAGGTTTTGGTTTTGCGGATGTCTTAAAGTCAATTATTGATAATTCACCATTGTATTCTGCAATACAATCAACGGTTCCTGCAATTCCTAATTGCTTACTATACAATGAACCTTCCAAAGCATGAATATTATCAATCTTTCTGAGTGTGGACTTAGATATCTTAAATAAGAACTCAGAAATTGGTAATCCTTCGGGAAGTTTATTGTTAAGTAAAAAGTTCTCCGTAAGTGTGTGGTATGATGTTCCCCTTGTTGTAGCAGCTTTCGTAATACGATCTGCTTCAACATCACCAACTCTCTTTCTCCACTTCACAAATATATCTTTGTTAAAGTGACTTGTGATTGAAGTGATTGAAACTAATTTTAGTAGTTCGTCTTCATCAGGAACTGAATAATAACGAACCCCATCAATTGTCTCCCTCGAAAGTTTCGGGAGTTCAATATCTACATGATTAAACATTACATACCTAGTTGTGTTTTTGCAATAATGTACTCTTTGACTAATCCAGAACGAACAATATCATCTATGCCAAATTCAATCAGATCAAATGAGGGCATTGTCCGAACTATTTTCATGAAATCAATGATTCCATTTCTTTCATTGGTCTTTTGTAAATCTGTCTGAGTGGCATCACCACAGAAACAAATTTTACTGTTTTCACCAACTCTTGTTATTATACTATCTAATTCATGAAAATTCAAGTTTTGAAATTCATCAACTAACACAATACAGTTATCAAGTGTTGTTCCTCTCAAAAAGGAAGTGCTCCAAAACTTTACAGTTTCTTGTGCCTTTAGATTACCATAGAGCATTTCAAAGTCTGCATCAGATGGCATCTGAAACATATACTTCACCATGTTCTTATATGGTATTTGGTAGATATCAGCCTTGTCTTCGTGATCTCCGGGTAAAAATCCTATCTCTCTTGTTGCGACTAATGATCGAACCAGATAGATTCTCTCATAAGGTTTGGATGGATCAAGAACATCAGTTAGTGCATTATATAATGTGATAAATGTTTTACCTGTTCCTGCTGCTCCAAATGCAATAATATGTTTACCTTTCTTATAAGATTCAAATAATCTTTTTTGATTATCTGTGAGTGGTTCTATATCAATAAGGTAATCATTGCCAAGAGGTTTTTTTCTTTTGAATTGCTTAGCCGTTAAACCAACACCAATGGGTTGATCAGCAGTTCTTTTCTTGCGTGGCATTAGATTTTTTGTACTAAATTTTGATCTGCTCTCTGTCTATGTGGTATTGATTTTCTTGTTTTTTCCAATACCTCGTTCCATCCCGGATTTTTCTTTCTAAGTTTATCCTTCCACTCCCCAACTTCTCCCACACCGGGCATTGTAGATGGATCAGAATAATCCCTTGACCAATCAGGATTATCAGTACACCATTGATCCCAATCGTGGACACTCATTGATACCTCTTTTTGCTCACCTGTTTTAGTGTGAACTACTGGATATGTTGCCATAGTAATAAGTTAGGTAAAATTATTTAGACCCACTCAAGAGCCTCTGAAACGATAGGAAACTGCTCTACGAACACATCCCTACATGCCTCTGCAATCTTCATATGCTCCTTCTGTGTACCGTGTGCAGAACGTAGATTAATATAATGTATCCAAGAACGACACGATCCTGTCATATAGATTCTTGTAGGAGTACAGAGTGGTAATACCATTCTAGCACACTCTTTAGCAACTCCTTCTTCTAGCATCTGATTATATAATGCCTGTGCAGAATGAAATAGAGTTCTCATTTGCATTTCTAATTTTTGAACTACAAAATCATCTAAGTCATCGATACTATTCTGACGATTCTTTGTATCCTGTCTTCTTAATTCTGGTAGTTGTATATCTTTCGATATGAGTCCTGTATCTGCATATCTTTGAGAAAATTCTTGATATGTAAAACTACGGTGTCTTAATATCTGTGCTGCTATTGCTCTTGTAGTTTCAATTTCAAGTGTCATTGTTGACTGCTCGAATACAGACCAATGATTATGAACAATACAATATTTTAATAATCCGGCAAACTTTCCATTGTCCTGATTATTTGGGTTAGATACTCTGGCAATATATGCCATTGTCTTCTCCGCATCGGGAGTAACGCTTACTAATTTTACTGTCATTTAACCAAATCCTTTTTTAAGTTTACGATTAAGACCATCCATTTCTTCTTGTACAACTTTTAGTTGCTTCTTCATATCTATAAGTTGCTCATCACTGTAGAGATGTTCTTGAGCAATTAATCTTTTTAATAGTTTGACGAGTCTTTTAGCTCTTGAGGTATCAATCGAAGGTGCCATTCAGGTCATCACAGTATATTTAGTAAAAAAAACCATCTGCCCGACTTTTTCAAGTTGCATCTTAGGTTTAATAAAGAGGGAGGTTGGACTCCTGTGTACCAACAAGAGATGGGCATTTCTACAGTTAGAAAATCATCTCTGCCTGAGATCCGACTGGTAAGTCGATTCTTCTAGTTCCCTAGAAGCAGCACCACCTGTATCTCATCACCTTAACCAGCTATATGCCAGTAAGTTTATTCAGTCACTCCCGACGTAAGCGTCCTTACAAAATTATTATGGCACAAAAAAAGGAGGGTGTCAACCCCTCCCGATTTTTAATGTTAACTGCAAGGTGATGCCTTACTTTTAACCTTAATTCCACGATACATTAGATCGTGTCTGTTACGCTGAGTTGCTTCTGCAAGCACCTTTGCGTTGTATTCTTCAGTGTCGTACTCGACACCACGATAAGTGACTGTTGCCATTGGTTTTCTCCAAAGTAGGGGTGGTTTAAACCCGTTCCTTCAGTCGAACATTTGCGTCCTCAAAGAGGATGAACGATTCCGTTCCGTGTCGGCTTACTTGCGTCCCTAGTGGGATGAACGTTGTGTTAATTCTAACACATTCATATTATATAGGCAAGTAAAACAGTAACATTTGTTACAAAATCCTGTACATTCAAAAATGGCCAGGATATTTTTTCACCATATTTTGGAATTATCTTTTCTTTTTCTTTTGAGGTGGTGCTTTATATCCCCAACGTTGTGGTGAGATTGTACCATAACCAAAATCTATTCTCTTCACTGCAGTCTTACCATAGGTATCACAGTATAGATCAAATATGTTTACGTTTTTCATAGATCTCGTAAGGTCTATGAACATTTTACCCTCTATCTCATAATGAACTAACTTTGCATCTGTAGGATACTTTTTATCATTTGCTGCTTCAAGTGTAGTTCTCTGTAAAAGAACCTCACAATCATACGAAGATCCATCAAGTTTTTTCTCTTCAGTTTTTTCTATCTTCTTCGTTTCAGTTGCTTCAGCCATTTACATCACCCCATATAATATCAGGATATGCTTCTTCTACGACATCTCGTGTGATCTTGTAAGCATCTTCAAGGTTGCCATCCTTAACTAAGACAATTATCTCTGCTTCTAACGGATGGAGACCCTGTAGGACGTTGATAAACATAGTTTCACGACGAACTTGATTCATCGCATCATCACCACCTCTTACAAATCTGTAAAAATGTCTTGCTTCTCTACGAACTGTTGTATGACCTTGCTTGTCACTTGATCCTAAAGAGAAAGAACCTGTGTCATGCATTCTACGAACTTCATCTGAAATCTTACCAGATAAAGTTACAACACTATTATTTTGATCATCAAAGTCATTATATGGAACCTCTCCCTCTGGAAGAGCAGATTTAATAGATGTATCAAAATTCCATTTCAATATCATCTTTAGTGATAAGTCACCATATCTCTGTAATACTTCGACCTTCTTTGCCTTTGTTCTTTGTTTTGATACTGCATCTAGAACCTCAAAGACAAAAGGGTTTCTAGGTAAATCAGGAATCTTACTGACCTTAACCGTTCTCGGTTTGGCCGTCTTCTTCTTCGTTGTGGTTTTCACTGTCATGATAGTTTTCAAAGTTGAATGCAACAATTTCGTCAGGTATCAGGTTGCCTTGACCGTCAAACATTTCTGGATGTGGTCTGGGAACTTCCCGATAGTTTTTCATATACTCTCTCAATGTCCATCCTATCACTATTCCAACAATAAAGAATAGTACTGTAACAAAAGAGCCTATAACTAAACTAACTTCTAACATTTTTATCTCCGGAAGATATTTTTTTAACATTTAGAGAAAAATCTAAATGAAGATCGATTTCTCGATTAAAAAAATTAAAAACTCTATCGAATAGAATCTGATAGGTTTTAGGTTTCTTACGACCTCCTCTCAAGATAAGTTCCACTCCCCTATCGAAGTGTATGTTAGAAGTATTTAGTGGGTCAAGCGATTTGTTGTTCCTTGAGGAATTTGACTGTTTCAACTGACCCTCCAATTTTTTTGCCATCGACTGATACCTGTGGAAAGGTTGCTCCCTCTCCAAATTCGGAGATGAATCCCTCTCTAGTATAGTCTTCCCCTAAATTATAGACGACAAAGCTGCTCCCTGTCAACTCTAGTATTTTTTTTACCTTTTCGCAATATGGACAATTCTCTTTTGAGTAAACCGTAAAATTCATTTCTTTACCGAAACACATAACAATTTATAATTTTTATTATTGTATCACATTTATGTGAGAATGTCAGGATATTATCCTGATACTTCCATCAATGTCATCCAGCTAACGAATCTTGGTGATCCAGAACCCTCACTTGCGTTACGATTAACATAATAAGTTCCAGAACCAGATGTACTATCATAAGTGAATTGCATTGTATATGTCACTGTACTCGTAGTTGCTGGTTCATCCATATAGTTATTGATTGAAAAACTACTTGCAGATGTTGTTGCATTAGTAGTAAGATCACCAGTACTACCTAGTTGACTAACCCTATTAGCAACAGTAACACCCTGAATAAAGGAAGTAGCACCACCTGATATCACTTTTTTAATTCTGTGTGTAAATCTACGTTGGTCAGCAGCATTTCCCTCTCCTGTTACTGAGGCACTAACTAAAATTTTACTATCAGCTCTTGTAGGAGTAATCGAACAAGTTATATTACTATCTACAAATGCTGAAACACAAGAAACTGTGTCAGTGTCAGTTATGGTAGCACTTCTAACTTGAATAATACCACCACCTACACCTATTCCAGATACAAGTCCATCTCTTGGAACGATTCGATTAGTTCTTAACTCTGACATTATGCTGATACCTCCATTAGACTAATAAAAGAACCTGTACTTGCACCAGCATCATTTAAATATACAGTGCTATTATCAGCTGCTCTAGTTGATAATTTATATGTAACTGGTGATGTTGTATTTGGAGAATCCATCCATTGTAGTTGCTGACCCTGCCAAGCAGAAGAAGATTTACAACTAATAATACCGTAAGAAAATCCTGATAAATTATTTGTATATGATCCACTACCAATTTTACGAGCAACATCCATTTGAAGTTGAGTATCATTTGTACCAGAATGAATACTTATGGTCATCGTAATAAGAATTTTACTTGTGGAAAAGTGAGGTGTGATAATCGCATCATCACCAAGTTCAGTAAAACTACTACCAGACATCTGAACTCTTGAAGCACTTAGTCTCTGTCCGACAACTTGTATAATGCCTCCTCCACCACCAGTGGGAACACCATCGGTTGGAACTATTTTATCGACTCGTAATTCTGATGACATAATATTTTTCTATTATTGATATTTATGCACTAATCATTTGTCCCGAAAATATTGAATAAGTACCACTTTCACCACAATATACACTAGAAGTTCCACCACCTTGACTTGTATCATTGATTAACCAAACTTTATCACCAACTGCACAAGGATATAAACAACTAAAACCAACATGTGCATAATCAGTACTACTATTATTTTGATAATCTGATTGACTTTTATGAATTGCAGTTGGTGTTCCCGATCCACCTGACTGATAATATATCCATCCCCGAAACCAGTGATTCGTTCCACCAGAACATAAAGAAACATTAAAACGATAGACACCTGCTACGGTGCAAGTAAACTTTTTATCTGTGCCACTATAACAACCACCACGATTTACATCAACTGCATCAAATGGAACTGGTGTATAAGGACTACTTCTACCATCAGTAGTAAAAGTTCCAGATCCACCGTTCGTTGCCCTTGCACTAAAACAAGGAACAACTCCTATACTGAGTGAAGTAGATGTTATTACTCCTGATGATCCTAAATTTAATGTTCCCATAATTGTCCTATACGATTACCCAAGTACCATCAAGGGTCATGGTTGTGCCAAGACTGACAGGCCCTGCGTTGAGTGCATTGACAGATGTAGTTATATAGTATCCACCATCTCTATCCAATGTATTATTGAATAGAAGTGAACCATCACCAATATACAATCCAGTCATTGAATTTGCAGCACCGACTAATGCTGTGTTAGTTTCGATATCATTGGTTGCAATACCGACTGTTCCTTTACTATCAACAACAATACCATCTCCAGATGATCCAAGGTGTTGTACTTTATTTACTTTAATAAAACTCATTGTGCATTAAATTTCTTTGAATATAATCACCATACAATATGTATCACCATTTGATTCTTGTGTCCATTGATCACCTGAACCATTACCAAAACCTACACCACTACACGAAGTTTGACATCTATGCTGAAGTTCATATGCAGTAGCAGAACTTGGAGTTACTCTTGTATAAATCCAACTTTTTGTAGTTACATAATCACCATTACCAGTATATTCAGAACTACCATGAGCTCTTGTAACACTATTTGTTACATCACGAAGTCTTGCTTGATGACCATTTACTTGTAATGCACTTGCCCATGCAACAATAAAGTAATTACCTGCTTGAAGTGTAAACTGATTACTTGAAAGTGATACGATACCATCACCATCTGCAATTTCTGAATCTAGTGTTCTCGTTCTCCAAGCACCAGCACTAAAGTCACCACCATTTTGATTACCTTGATTATTTGCATCAGCAACAACAGCGTAACTTGCAAATTTTCCAACTGCTAAACTTGCAAAAGCCAGTGCACCTGAACCATCAGTTTTTAAAAATTGCCCAGAACTCCCGTCGGCCTGAGGGAGTTTAAAAGTTACATCACTACTTGGATTATTTGCAGGTGTTGTGAGTGATACCTTATTACCACCACTATGTAAGAAATTTAAAATACTCATGCTGCTACCTCCATCAAAGTACAGGTTGTTCGATGTTTCCAGTTAGCATCGTGACCCCATCCTCCTATATTCATACTGTTACCATCTATAACTCTTGTATAAAGTTTAAAATTATGTACTGATGTAGATGATGTAGTATATAAGTAATCATGAGTCCAAGTTTCAGTATCTCTTGAAGCAGTTTTACGACCTCCTATAAAGAAATGTGCACCTATAGTGTTATATCCAGCACCAGCTATATCTAATTTAAACAAACCTCTAGCAAAGTTATCAGTATAAGCTGATCCAACTACTCCACTCATAGAAACCCAAATTTTATTTCCAGAAGATTTAGGTGTAATAGTTGCGGTAAAACCATGATCTGTTTCACCTGTTCCTGATATACTTTGATGATTATCGTAATATACATGTACTACTTGAACAACTGAACCAGCTGGCATTGTAAGTTTTGATCCACTCGCTGCACCATCTGCTAACTGATTGGTTCCAATCGCACCATTAGCTATATTTGCAGTTTGTGCTACAAATCCTGTTATACTTCCGCTTCCGTTAATAGTTACTGGCATAAGATTATTTCCTCATCAATATTTATACGATAGTCCACGAACATCCTGATGGAACCGTGACTGCAATTCCAGCATTGACTGATACTGGGCCCGCAGTCATTGCATTCTTAGTTGAAGTGATTTGATAGTTGACTGCTACCACTTTATCGTTCTCAAAGAATACTTGGTTTGTCGATGCTCCACCAACGGGTGCAGATGGTGGTAAGTCAGTTAAGTTTGCACCACTACCACTAAATGATGTGGCGGTGCAGATTCCTGTTATGACAGTTCCTGTGTTAGTTGTTACTAGTTTATTACTACCAGCAAAGTTTAACTGTACTCTCCCACCAGTTGCACAAGTAATATAATTTTGACCAGCAGAATTATTTAAGTAAAGATCGGATGCCTGTATTAATAATGAACCAACACCATTTTCATGTATGTAAGAATTATTATTACCAGCATTATGATATATTTGTAAATTATTATCCGTTCCAAAAAATGCTGAAGTATAGTCAAGAAACTCAAGAGCATTATCTGATTTGTCCCACTGAAGATCTCTTCCTGATGTAGCACCAGTAAACTTCACATCTTCACTAAATGTTGATATACCAGTTACAACGATACCAGCATTCGGAGACATCGCAATATTGACACTGCTGGCATCAGGACTTTGTAAATTATGGGTCTTTAATGTTGACATTATCTCCTCATTGGTAGGTGTCGGTACTTATCTTTGATTTCCTGTGGTGTAGCATCAATCACAGATCCTGCAATAGTCATACTTTCATAAGGTGTCTTTGCTTCCATTGCTCTGACATATCTATCTTCACGAAGTGCTGTCAATTTATCTTGGTCACTACCGTATTTATTTACCAACAATTCTTCTGCATTATCAAGATACTGCCACATTGATTTATTTGGTACTCCATCTCCACAGTCATCTATTTCAACAATTGACATACCATGTGTTTTTAAATCTTTAAGATATTTTTGGTAGTCGGTGTTTTCTTCATCACAACTAAAATGCACTCTTATATTATTAGGTTCTGCCTTTAATATACTCTTAGAGGTTATACCATTAATTGTAACCTCTACTAACTTGTAAATTGGATCTGTTGGAAATGCCATTTTTATAACTCCGAATGAGCTGCTATTGTAGCATAAACACCACCGTTTGAAGCCGCGTCAAAGACACGAGCAAATCCAACTGCTCCGCTTGAACCTCCATTTGCGTATAAATGCATTTTTGATGTATTTTGTGATCCAGTATTATGACTCAAAGTACTTACATTACGTGGATTAGTTCCATATAGACGGAAGGCATTAGAAAAATTACTAACTACTAAACTAGGATTAGCTCTCATTGGTGTGTGTAAGTCAACAGTAAAATAGGTTGTATTGTCGTAATCAACTGTATCAGAGATAAGTGCTTCAGCAACAGGTGGTGCAATGACCTGATAGTAACGATAACAACGAGTAAGTTCTTCTCCGATACTGCGGTGCTCGAACGGGGTGGCTTGTTGGCCAACTTCTAATTGAACTCCCGTGATGTAAAAATTATTTGAAGTGCTACTGAATAAATTTGTATTTCGTGCATCATAGGGATAAAAATATTGTTGTTCAAATGAATGCCAAGTATCTAAAGAATGTGACTGAGCATAGTTTGCACCTGTTGCTAATCCCCAATTAATTCTAAATCCATAACCATTATCACTATTTACTCCTCCACCTGTTGTGTCTTCAACCAAAGTAATAACTTTATGTTCCCATGTATTTGCACTATTAATAGTATAAGTTCTTAAATTTGATCTATTTGCATCTCCTCTCCAAAAATTCATCCCCCACGTACCAGTTAGATTTGATTTAACCCAAAAACTAACAGTTATTTTTTTTGCACTTGATGTACCGAAACCTATGTCCGTGAAATCAAATGCTTCACCATCATATATCAGTCTAGCGTGTTCACTACTTTCTACTGATGTTTCTGTAGTTGTACATTGAATCTTTAAACTTTTAGCAAAACCATCTGGTGCAGATGAGTCTTGCGATACTGTAACAACAGCTTGATCAAGATCATTCATTTGAATCTTGAATCTATCAAGAGTGTAAGTACTACCAGAATTACCTGTTATATTAGTAAAACTAGTGCCTCTCTGGCTAATAGCCATGGCTCCATTTATCACCTTGTTGCGATGAGATAATTGTGTTGTGCGTGTGAGATTTTCACCACTACCACTGAATGATGTTGCAGTACAGATTCCAGTCACGGTCACGCCAGTTGAGGTTGTGACTAATTTTTCTGAGGCATCGTAGTAAAGGCTTACACCTGCGTTAGGTCGTGCTAACACAGCGTTTTCACCATTAAGTCTTAAATATAAATTACCAATTGTATTATTAAGAAATAACTGACTTCCACTATGGTGTATTGTTGCTTTATTAGCATTTCCAAAACCTATTTTAGCGTTATCAACAAACTCAAGAGCATTATCTGATTTATCCCATGTTACATTATAAGATGCCCCAGTGAAAGTTACATCATCATTAAAAACTGATGTTGAAGATACATCTATACTTCCATTTATATCTAACTGCCCTGTTGTCGTTATTCCAGAAAAAACATTACCACTATTACCGAGTAATGCTGTACCACTTGTCGGCATAGTAAAAGTGAGATTACCAGCATCCGCAGCTGCTGCAATCTCAACGTATCCACTATTACTTCCGGTTAGACGTACTTTTGACATATTACTTTTTAGTTATTTATGAACCTTCAAGGGCAGCAACCTTTGCTTCAAGAGTTTCAATCTTTGTGATTGCTTCCTGCAATGCAGCAGTAAGTAAAGGTACAAGTTTACTTTGATCTATTCCTTGATATACAGGGTTGTTATCAGAATCAACTTCATCTTTAGTTCCACTTATTGCTTCTGGAACGATTGAACTAACTTCATGTGCTAAAAATCCATCAAATGTTGTTTTTGCATCAGCTTTAAAATTAAATCTTGATGGTTTAAGTGTTTTTAATCTTGTAATCCCATCAGATATAGCAACTACGTTTTCTTTCAGTCTGTAGTCAGAAGAAGTTTGGTATGATGTATTACTACCACTACAAACAATTTTTCCAACATTTCCATTCGGATTATTAAATTCAAATAAATTATTTCCACCTGTATCATCAACACCCATTCTTATGCTGCCAGATGGTCTTATTTCAACTCCGTCAGTACCGTTTTGTGGTTCTGCTGTGCAACCAATTTGTAAGTTTCCAGACGAATTTATACGCATTCTTTCAGCTTGGTCAGTCCAGAATGACATATAATGATCATTATCCTTATATCTTATTTGTCCTTGATACCTATCATCACTTGCACCCATATAAATCATTGAAAGTTGATTTGGATCTGACATTATTTCAAGTATTGTATGATCATTAGAAGGATAACCATTCTTAAGTGTTAATGCAGATCCTGTGTCTATACTGGTTGTTCCATTTTGGGTCATCCTACCAGTTGAGTCGATGCGAAGTCTTTCTGTTGGTGAAGCTGCACCGTCAGCAGTTGTTTTAAATAGCAAACGACCCGGCATATCATTTGATCCGGGTGTTCCATCCACATGTCCTGCTATTTCCGCTCCATAATTATTAAAATCATTTCCATCTGAACCGTAAAATCTTATTTTTCCTAATTGATCACCATTTTGAACAATAGTATGAGTTCCAACACTAGTTGCTCTTGATTTACTTAAAATAATCGACGGGCCAGACACATCATTTGCATATCTTTGTTGGTTTAGACCAGAAGTAACATAAGTGGTTCCTATTATTTGAAAAGAAAACTCGCTAGACCCATCACCAGCTACTGATGCGTTATGACCTATAATCACTCGGCCACTTGAGTCGATACGAACTCTTTCACTGCCACCAGTTTCTGCTGTAACTGTATCAGCTGCAGGGAATCTAATTGCAGTATTTGTGTCTCCAGTATGAATTATTTTATCAGCAATAGAAAAATCACCTGTTGCACTTGTAGAATTAATATTAGTTAAGTTTGCACCAGACCCACTAAATGATGTTGCTGTTACAACACCTGAGATTACCTGTGGGCCACCTACAACATAGATGTTACCAACCATACCTCCGTGGTTTGTACATTGGTAATAAAGTTGTGCAGGTGCATCATGTTGAACATTGAATATTATATTACCTGAAGATGCTCCGTTATTTGTGACACCTGTACTGTATGCTGCACCACCATTTGCAACACGAATTTGGAATGGATGAGATCCACCTGAATTATTTGTAAAAATATATCTTTGCCCTCTTACCAAATAGATATTCGGATTATCGTC